TCGTTGATAAGGATTGCACTCCGATCCAAAACATTATCGACGAGATTTTTGGGTTGTACTACGCAACCTTGTACAAACTTAAATTTCTCGCATAAGGACACGACACATGGAACTTTTACGCCCTCTTACTGATCCTGCCTTTGGTACACAAAGCGTAGCATACACCGGAACCGCTGGTTCTGTAACTGGCTGGCCCGCAGGCCCACAAGGCGTGCTGGTGTGGTCTACATCTGACGCGTACATTGCGGTTGGCGAAGGCGTTACAGCCACAACATCAGCAACACCGCTGCCTGCTAATACACCTGTACCTATTTTTGTACAGCAGCCCGCTGGCGGCGCTACGGGCGGTGCGTGGCGCGTTAGTGCTGTCCAGATCAGCGCAAGCGGCACACTGTACGCAAAGCCGATTAACATCAGATGAGTTTTGGCATCCCTGTCCGTAATGGTGTAGGTATAGGCTTAAAAGCCTATATTTCGGTAGGTACGCGCAGCGGACCCGGCGGGGCAGTGCCGGGCGCACCTACAATTGGTACGGCAACCGTTATAAGCGCCACATCTGCGTCCGTTACGTTTACGGCGCCTGCCGACCCTGGTTTACCGGCAATTATTACAGGTTACACAGTCACTTCAAGTCCGGGGGGTATTACCGCTACTGGTTCGTCCTCACCGATAACGGTAACTGGGCTTACTACGGGTACTGCATATACCTTTACGGTTAGGGCTACTAATGCAACTGGTACGGGCCCGGCAAGCGCGGCGTCTAACAGCGTGACGCCAGCGGTTCCTTACAATATTAACCTACTTATCATCGCCGGCGGCGGCGGTGGCGGCGGTGGTGGCGGCGGCGGCGGGGGCGCGGGTGGCCGCCTTGCCGTTACCGGCCAAGCAATTTTTACATCCTCAATATATACCGTTACAGTAGGCGGCGGCGGCTTTGGCGGCTCTAACATTCTTACGCGAGGCGGTTCGGGCAGTAATAGTTTAATTAGCGGTATTGCAGGCAGTACTGCTGTTGGCGGCGGCGGCGGCGGCGCGCCGACTAACATGAGCGGCCTTGACGGCGGTTCTGGCGGGGGCGCCAATAGATACACTACTGCGGGTGTTGCTGGTACGGGCATTTCGGGACAAGGTTTTGCAGGGGGCACTTCAAATTCTGATTTTACGGGCGGCGGCGGCGGCGGCGCTTCTGCTGTGGGAGCTAATGCTACCAGCGGAACTGCGCCGGGTGCAGGCGGAAACGGCCTAGCGTCATCAATTACAGGTACATCAATTACGCGCGCGGGCGGCGGCGGCGGCGGGGTTGCTGACTCTTCAACGGTTGCGGCAGGAGGGACCGGCGGCGGCGGGGACGGCGGAAGCAATGGTTCTACGGCTGTTGCTGGCACGGCTAACACCGGCGGCGGCGGCGGCGGCGGCGGCGGCGCCCCAAGCAACTATGTCGGCAGCGGCGGCGGCTCTGGCGTAGTCATCTTATCAATACCCACTGCTAACTACAGCGGCACAACAACAGGCGCGCCTACGGTGACAACTTCTGGCGGAAACACAATTCTTCAGTTTAACTCTTCGGGGAGTTACACGGCATGAGCCACTTTGCAAAAGTCATTGACGGCACCGTTACTGAAGTTCTGGTTATTGAGCAGGACGTTATTGATACAGGGCTATTTGGCGATCCTGCGCTCTGGGTGCAGACATCATACAACACGTATGGCGGTCAGCATCCTGAAGGGCGCCCCCTGCGTAAGAATTACGCCGGCATCGGCTACACTTACGACGCAGAGCGCGACGCTTTTATTGCGCCGCAGCCGTTTTCGTCGTGGACGCTTAACGAAGATACCTGTTTATGGGTATCCCCAGTTGCAATGCCAGATGACGGCAAAGTTTATTACTGGGACGAAGAAACTCAAGCATATTGTCAAGCCACATAATTTACTGTAGTTTGACCATTAACCGTACTGGTGCGGCACATCAGGAACTCCATAGGAGTTAAACATGGACGAAACAGTCCCCAACGTAGCGGATGCCTCCGCGCCAGAACTCGAAGCCACGGCAGCAATCGAGCCTGTAGAAAACACGACGCCGGAAACGCCTGCTGAACAGGAAGCTAATAAGTCCTTCACACAAGAAGAACTTGACGCGATTGTCGGCAAGCGCCTCGCAAGAGAACAGCGCAAATGGGAGCGCGAACAGGCTCAAAGAGCAGAGGAAGTACAGGCCCGCCAGCAAGCAGGCTATGATATTACCCCTGATCAATTTGAGACTTATGAAGATTACGCAGAGGTTTTGGCCGAACGTAAAGCTGAAGAATTGCTGGCACGGCGAGATACTGCCCGTCAGCAAGCTGAAATGCAGGATGCCTACCATGATCTAGAAGAGGCGGCGCGGGACAAATATGATGACTTTGAACAAGTCGCATACAACCCCAACCTTCCGATTACAGATTTCATGGCGCAAAGCATCCAAGCGTCAGACGCAGGCCCAGACGTTCTATATTATCTCGGCTCTAATCCGAAAGAAGCTGATCGTATTGCCCGTCTAGCGCCAATTTTGCAGGCAAAAGAAATTGGAAAACTTGAGGCTTCATTGTCCTCAAATCCGCCGGTTAAAAGAACTTCAAACGCCCCGGCTCCGATTGCGCCTGTCACAGCACGTTCTACTGGGTCAAACCAGTTTGACACAACTGATCCTCGTTCGACTAAGTCTATGACTACGTCGGAATGGATCGAAGCAGAACGTATGCGGCAGATCAAGAAGTACGAGGCACAACGCAACAGATAATTTGGGATTATTACCATGTCTAACTCGATTTTAACAATTGATATGATCACGCGGAAGGCTCTAGAAATTCTAGAGAACAACCTTGTGCTGACACGTAACGTAAACCGCCAGTACGACGATAGCTTTGCTGTCGAAGGTGCTAAAATTGGCTCAACCCTGCGTATCCGTCTTCCAGACCGTGCGCTCGTAACTGACGGCGCAGCCCTTCAGGTACAGGATGACAACGAGCAGTTCACAACGCTTGCTGTTTCCACCCAGAAGCACATCGGCGTCAACTTCACGACTGCTGAATTGACGATGCAGCTTGACGATTTCGCAGACCGCGTTCTCAAGCCACGTATCTCGCAGCTTGCTGCCAGCATCGACGCTGACGTTGCCAACTCGTTCTTGACCATCGGTAACACTGTTGGCACGCCCGGCACTACGCCATCGACTTCGGCTGTTCTTCTTGCTGCACAGCAGAAGCTCAACGAAAACGCTGCTGTAATGTCGCCACGCTATGCAACTGTTAACCCTGCTGCCAACGCTGGCTTGGTTGAAGGCCTCAAAGGTCTATTCAACCCAACCGACACGATCAGCAAGCAGTTCAAGAACGGCATGATGGGTACTGGCGTACTTGGTTTCGACGAAATCAATATGTCGCAGTCCATCAAGCAGTTCACCACTGGTTCGCGTACTGCAACTGGTGGCACGACTTCGGCGGCTGTTACTACTGAAGGTGCAACCACCATCGCCATCACTGGTGCTGGTGCAGCCGGCGTAGTCAAAGCAGGCGACGTTTTCACTGTAGCTGACTGCTTCAGCGTTAACCCACAGACCCGTGAAAGCACAGGTTCGTTGTTCCAGTTCGTTGCCCTTGCTGATGTCACACTCAGCGGCGCAGGCGCTGGTAACGTAACTGTTTCACCGATCTACTCGGCTACGCAGGCACTTGCTACCGTCAACACGCTGCCCGGTAACTCCAAGGCAATCATCTTTGTTGGTACGGCTTCTACGCAATACGCGCAGAACCTTGTATACCACAAGGACGCTATCACCTTCGCAACCGCCGACCTTCTGCTCCCACAGGGCGTAGATATGGCTTCGCGTCAGGTGCATAACGGCATCAGCTTGCGCGTTGTTCGTCAGTACGACATCAACAACGACCGTCTGCCTTGCCGTATTGACGTTCTGTACGGTTACAGCACAATCCGTCCGCAGATGGCTGTCCGGATGTGGGGTTAATCTAATACCGGCCCTCGGTTCGCCGGGGGCCAACTATTCTAAAGGATTTTTACTATGCCTACTTTACCTAATGGCGCTGGCGGTTACCAAGTTGGTGACGGCAATCTCGGCGAAATCACTTTTGGTGTTTCATCTATCCCGACTGCACTTACCGCAGCGGCTACTCTGACCACTGCCGAATTGGCTGGTGGCCTTGTTGTCTACACTTCGGCCAGCACGGCAGACATCACGCTTCCTACGGTTGCGCTTGTCAACGCCGACTTCAGCAGTGCAAAAGTCTATTCGTCTTTTGACATTTCTTTGGTTGCTACCAGCACTGGCGTTCCTACTATCGTAGTAGGCACCGGCTGGACCTTGGTTGGTTCAGGCGCAGGCGTTGCTTCTAAGAGCGTTCTGTTTCGCGCTGTTAAAACTGGCGAAACAACGTACAACCTGTACCGCATCGCTGGCTAATAGGTTTGCCCCGACTACGGTCGGGGCATCCTTTTCAGGAGAAAATCAATGGCTAACAGCAAATCTATCGGTGTTGCTTTCCTCGACCAAGACATTATTGGCGCACAATTTGTCTTGGCTGATGAGCAAATCGGCTACACCGCCGCAGCACAAGGCACAGTTACGCAGGCGACAGACAAGTCAACTGCTGTAACGCTGAACAAGCCTGCTGGTCGCATCACCATGAACAACGCGTCTTTGAACACTGCTACTAACGCTACGTTTACATTGAACAACAGCTTCATTTCTGCAAATGACACTGTTATTCTTACTATCTCTGGTGGTCAAGCGACCGCTGGATCATACAACGTGTTTGCAAACAATTTGAGTACTGGCACTGTCAGCATCAGCCTACGTAACATTTCTGGCGGTTCGCTGTCAGAAGCAGTAGTGATTAACTTTGCAATCATTCATTGCGTATAATTAATTTGGACGGCTTTCGGGCCGTCCATTTTTAATAGTTTTATGGGGATTTTGGCATGGCTACGGCTGGTGAAATAATCAACGGTTCGCTTAGACTTCTAGGTGTTCTGGCAGAAGGCGAAACTCCATCGGCTGAAACGTCGCAGGACGCACTGCGCGCCATGAACCAGATGATTGATAGCTGGAACACTGAACGCCTCGCTGTCTTCTCGACACAAGACCAAGTATTTACATGGCCCGCCGGCATCCTTAGCCGCACGCTTGGGCCAACCGGCAACTTTGTTGGCAACCGCCCTATCTTGCTGGATGACGCTACATATTTCAAAGACCCTAGCTCTGGTATTAGCTACGGCATCAAAATGATTAACCAGCAGCAGTATGACGGCATCGCGGTCAAGACCGTGTCTTCTACGTTCCCGCAAGTTATCTTTACCAACATGACGTATCCTGACATTGAAATGTTTATCTACCCGCGCCCAACGCGCGATCTAGAATGGCATTTCATTTCGGTTGAAGAACTGACACAGCCTGCAACGCTTGACACAGTCCTTTCGTTCCCGCCCGGCTATCTGCGTGCGTTCCGCTATAACTTAGCGTGCGAACTAGCACCTGAGTTTGGCGAAGAACCGTCGCCACAAGTTCAGCGCATTGCTATGTATTCCAAGCGCAACCTGAAGCGCATCAACAACCCTGATGACATCATGTCGATGCCATACAGCCTTATTGCATCGCGCCAGCGGTATAACATTTTTGCAGGAAACTACTAATGAAGACGCCCATACTGGGCAGCGCGTATGTGGCCCGTTCAGTAAACGCTGCCAACGCACGCATGGTAAACTTGTTTCCAGAAGCCGTGCCAGAAGGCGGCATAGAGCCAGCGTTTATTCAGCGTTGCCCCGGCTTGCAACTTCAGCAGACCATTGGTGATGGCCCGATCCGCGGACTGTGGGCGCACCAGACACGCGGCGATGACTTTTACGTTGTGTCTGGCTTTGAAGTCTACAAGCTGTCCAGCCTGACCGGAACACCTGTCAAGCTGGGCGACGTAACCGGCACTGGCCCTGTGTCCATCGCTGACAACGGCACACAGATATTCTTCGCCTGCAATCCTGATGCGTTTATTTACGACGAGTCAACCAATACGTTTGGGCAGATCACTGACCCTGACTTTCCGGGCGCGGTTACTGTCGGCTATCTCGACGGTTATTTTGTGTTTAACGAGCCTAATAGCCAGAAACTTTGGGTGACGCAGCTTTTTGACGGCTTCCAGATTGACCCGCTAGAGTTTGCCAGCGCCGAAGGTAGCCCTGACGGCGTCGTCGGCATACTGGTAGACCACCGCGAATGTTGGGTGTTTGGCACCGACTCCACCGAAGTGTGGTACAACTCTGGCGGTCTAGACTTCCCGCTATCGCCGATCCAAGGCGCGTTCAACGAAATCGGTTGCGCTGCGCCGCACTCCATCGCCAAGATGGACAACACCGTGTTCTGGCTGGGCGCAGACGCACGCGGCCAAGGCGTCATTTACCGGGCAGCCGGCTATAGCGCGCAGCGCATATCAACGCACGCGATTGAATGGCAAATCCAAAACTACCTAGATATGAGCGACGCTGTAGGTTACACCTACCAGCAGGACGGCCATGCGTTCTACGTCCTGTCGTTTCCGTCCGCGGATGAAACTTGGGTGTACGACGCTGCCACTGGCGCATGGCACCAGCGGTCATCTTACTCCGCTCTTGCGCCGACTGAAGGCGCGTTTAACGCCGAAGCTTTTAGTGACGCGTATTACCTAGTACTGCCGCTTACACCTTCTGGCGTCAGCGGCGCGTTCTCACGCCATCGCAGCAACTGCCAGTGTAACTTCCAAGGCAACATCATCGTCGGTGACTACGCCAACGGCAACGTTTACACGTTTGAACTAAACGTTTTTGAAGACAACGCGATAGCGCAGCGTTGGTTGCGGTCGTGGCGCGCACTGCCAACGGGCCAAAACAATCTCACGCGTACAGCAAACCATAGCTTGCAGCTTGAGTGCGAAACAGGCGTTGGCCTGAACGACGGCCAAGGAAGCGACCCGCAAGCCATGCTCCGCTGGTCCGACGATGGCGGCCATACATGGTCCAACGAACACTGGGCGTCTATGGGCAAGATCGGCGCAACAGGCACCCGTGTCATATGGCGCCGGCTTGGCATGACGCTGAAGCTGCGCGACCGCGTCTACGAAGTGTCTGGCAGTGACCCTGTCCGCATTTACTTGACCGGCGCTGAACTGCAACTGAGCGGCACAAATGCCTAACGACTTACTTACCCGTATCCCCGCGTCACGCGTTCCGATTACGGACGCGTCTGACGGCACGGTGACGCGCGAGTGGTACAGGTATCTGTTTAATCTATTTACGTTGACGGGCGGCGGGCAAGCTAACTCGGCAGCAAGTTCGTCTTTCGGGCAAGACTTGGCCCCAATGTACACGCCGCAGGTGAGCGACAAGCGTTACGGTGCGTTCTTCGACACCACCACGCAGACAGCCGCCGCCACTAGTACGGCGTATCCAATCACGCTTAACTCTACGAGCATAACTGACGGCGTCTACATCGGCACGCCTACGTCGCGTGTGTATGTAGACCGCGTAGGTACGTACAACTTTCAGTTTTCCGCGCAACTTAACAAATCCGGCGGCGGTTCAGGAAACGTTTTTATCTGGTACAGAGTAAACGGTACTAACGCGGCAAACTCTGCAACAAGCGTGACGTTAGCTGGAAGTAGTTCAGCGGCTGTTGCCGCATGGAATTTTGTGATAGACTTAAACGCAGGTGATTATTTTGAACTGGTTTGGTCTACAAGCAATACAAACTGTGAAATTCAAGCCGCAGCGGCCAGCGGCCCTGTCCCCGCAATTCCATCCGTCATCCTGACGGTAACTGATAACATTAATTGAGGCATAGTTATGACTGTTCTTGCTCAACAACCTAAAGCACAATTCTTCGATGCTAACGGTAGCCCGTTGGTCGGCGGCAAGGTCTATACCTATGCTGCTGGTACGACAACACCTTTGCAAACGTACACTGATGCGTCGGGGGCTACAGCCAACACCAACCCAGTTATTCTGGACTCCCGCGGCGAATGTAACTTGTGGTTCTCCACAGCTTCCAGCTACAAAGTAGTCTTGGAAACTGCCGCCGACGTGCTGCAATGGACCGTCGATAACATTGCGACCTACGGCACCGTTGCCAGCCAGAACTCCAACAACGTGGCTATCACTGGCGGCACGATCAGCGGCGTCACAATCACAACGTCCACCATCACCGGCGACATATCCGGTAACGCTGGCACTGTGACGAACGGCGTTTATCTGACAGCTACTCAGACGCTGACAAACAAGACCATCACAGGTCTAGCGTCGGCGTCAACAGTCAACGACAGCCTTGGTACAGGGTTCACTATTGGCTACCGCAGCATCCCGCAAAGCCTCAACACAACCGCTGCGGCATCGGACATCGGTAAGCATCTGTATGTGTCGGCAACCACCACAGTCCCGTCGGGCGTGTTTGTGGCCGGTAACGAGTTTCTTGTGGTCAACAGCAGCGCCAGCACCGTGACGCTCACACAGGGCGCTGGAACAACGTTACGGCTTGGCGGCACTGCAACCACAGGCAGCCGCACCATCGCAGCTTACGGCGTCGCTAACGTGCTGTGCGTCGGTACTGAAACATTCTACGTCACCGGCAACGTAACCTGATAGGATAGGCCCATGCCAATTATTGCAGCAAACATCATCCCTGCTAAGAATATGGAAAACGCGCAGACAGTGCAGTATACGTCGCCAAGCAGCACCACGACTATTATTGACAAGTTCACGGCTACCAACTTCAGCAGCGGCATGGTCAACGTGAGCGTCAACTTGGGCGCGGTCGGTACGGCCACAGGTAACGACAACCTGATCGTCAAGACGCGGACGCTGCAACCCGGCGAGACTTACACCTTTCCTGAAATCGTAGGCCACACCCTGCCGTCTGGCGGGTTTGTCTCTACGCTTGCGTCAGCGGCAGCGGCAGTCAACTTGCGCGCGTCTGGACGCGAGATTAGCTAATGCAGAATTTCCTACGCATTGCTGACGGGCTAAATACATCTTCTGTCTTACGGGAGTTAGTCACGCAGCCAGAGTTGTGGGATCAGAATACACTTCGCACCAGCCATCCTGACACCGCTCACGCAGACGTTAGCGACATCTGGCTGTGGTTTAACGCAATCCCTGACACGCCTGATGGTGTTATTAATGACATCCAAACGGTCGAGTATCCTGCGTGGGCGCGCCTGCCGTCGCTGCGCCGCATGGTGCTAGACCTGATCCACCGCGTCAACGGCGTCCAGCTTGGCCGCTGCATCATTACTAAGCTGCCGCCGGGCGGTGAGATTACGCCGCACGTTGACGGCGGCGCTCCAGCAGAGTTTTACATCCGCTACCAGATTGCGCTTCAGTCCCTGCCCGGCGCGCTATTTCACAGCGGCGACGAAACGGTTAACTTCCGCGGCGGCGAAGTCTGGTGGATCAATAATCGCGTAACACATTCTGTTGTAAATAACAGCGCAGATGATAGGATAGTCTGCATTGTAGACATCAGGAGCGCATAATGATAACGGCACAAGTTGAAGATTGGGCACCTTTTATCGAAGAAGCGCAACCGTTGCTACCTTTGCACTGGGAAGAATTGGCGCTCAACAAAGATAAAGTTCCGCTTGATCCGCAGTACGACCTTTACGCTGTCCGCGATAACGCCGGGCAAGTGCTAGTGGTGACGCTGCGCGAAACTGGCCGTTTAGTGGGATATTTTATAGGCTTTATTGCGCCGGGGCTGCACTACCAAACGTGCCTGACGCTGACAATGGACATCTTTTGGACGCATCCAGATGTGCGTGGTGGATTTAGTGGTGTAAAACTCTTTCGTTTAGTTGAAAAAGAGGCTAAAAGGAGAGGCGTGCATCGTATGTTTTACGGTTCCAAACTTCACAAAGACGCCTCACGGATGTTTGAGTTTTTAAAAATGGAACCTGTAGAGACATATTACAGCAAATGGATCGGGGAATAACATGGTCGCAGTAGTAGCCGGAGCGGCAGCATTAAGCGCAGGAGTATCCATTGGCGCGTCTAAAAAAGCCGCCAAAGCACAAATAACCGCGTCCAATACGGCAGCAGCAGCGCAGGAACGTGCAGCGGCGCTGGCGCTAGAGGCCCAGAAGACAGGTACTGCCGAAGCTAACGCCGCCGCAAGAGATGCCGCAGCAGCAGCGCAGCAAGCGCAGAATGAAGCCAACACACAGGCGCAGAATTTAGAGCGCCTGCGTTACAACGAAGCGCGTATGGCGGACGAGGCGGCGTTTACTGGCGCGCAAGCAGCTTCAGACAAGGGCTACGACACCGCTCAAGGCGCCTACAATACTTCATACGCCGCCGCGCAGGCGGCTGGCGATTTGGGCTACGACACTGCCTTGGGTGACGCCAACAGGGGTTTTGACACCGCGCTAGCCGACGTTAATAGGGGTTACGCCGAGGGCCAAGCTGCCACCGATCTAGGATATACCACCGCCCGCGGCGATTTTGAGCAAGCGTATCAGCGGCAGGGTGAGTTTCAGCAGCCGTTTATTAAAGATGGCCGCACCGCTCAAGACCAGATTATGCAGCTTATGGGCCTTAGCGGCGACGCAACCGCTGCCAATTACGGTCAGTACGCTAAGTCATTTGGTATGGGCGATTTTGAGCAAGACCCCGGTTATGCCTTCCGTATGTCAGAAGGGCTAAAGGGGCTAGATCGGTCGGCATCTGCGCGCGGCGGCATATTGTCTGGCGGCGCACTGAAGAACGTTACGCGGTTCGGCCAAGACTTAGCCAGCCAAGAATACCAAAACGCGTTCAACCGCTACCAGACTGAACGCGCTGCTCGCCTTAACACGCTTGGCGGTATATCCGCTTCAGGTCAGTCAGCGGCAAATAACATGAGTGGCTTTGCAGGCGCGCTTGGCTCAAACAACGCGGCAGCCGCTTTGGAGCGGGCGCGGGCGACATCCGCAAACTCTATAGGCCGCGGGACCACAACAGGCAGTATTGCTATGAACCGCGGGGCTGCGACGGGCGATATTGCTATGCGACGCGGCGCAACAACATCGGCAAATGCTTTGAACCTTGGCGAAGCAACCGCTGGGATCGGTCTGGCACGCGGCAACACGACAGCCACAAATCTTATGAACCGCGGCGCGGCAACCAAAGCAAACGACGCGGCGTATTACGGCAGAGTAGGTGGCCTTACACTAGACCGAGGCACTAACACCGCAAATAACGCATTCTATGTTTCAGACGCGGCGCAACGCGGCGCAGCAAACATAGCAAACGCTGCTTCGCGGAGCGCGTATGATGTCGGCAACGCACAAGCCGGCAATGCGATAAACACAGGTAACGCCCGCGCGTCAGGGTACGCAGGGACAGCTAACGCGTTTAACAACGCTCTCGGCCAGATAACGGGCTATGCCACCGCGGCGCCTTTGAACAACGCCATAATGGGTTACTACAACCGCACCAAACTACCCGTCGGTTAAAAAGGTTTATTGATATGCCAAGCCAAATTATGCCCACAGTAAACTTGCTGAAGCTGCCGGACCCAGCCGCGCAGACCGCGAAGTACGTCAACATGATGAACGCGACGCGGCAGCAGGAAGCGTCACAACGTCAAGCCGACATAGCGCAGAAAACGCTAGACTTGAAGACGAAAGAAGACGTGCGCGAAGAGGCAAAGCAAGGACCAACCTTAACTAAGATGGAGCAAGACAACTTAGTTCAGGCATTAAGCATATTCCGCGAAGGTGTAACAGACATAGCGGATGGTGATTTGGCGGCGGCAGAAGCGTTACGCGCTGACTTAGTAGCGCGAGTACCACCTTACGAAAAGTTTATTCTGCCTGCATCGCAATGGACGCCTGAATATAAATTTCAGTTAAAAACAACGGCTGAACAAGAAATACAAAAAACTATTGCGACGCCGACAACTGAAACTATTTTTGGACCTAAAAATGAAATCTTAGAGTTGACTAAAGGCGGCGCCCCCGGCGTCGCTGGTTTAAGGCCGGTATTAAATAAGCCTGCAGCCGGCACTACACCCACAGTCGCGCCTAGAACACCTGTTGTACCAACCGCGGCGCCAGCAACGCCACCGCAGATGCCAGCCGGTGACGGCGGACAGCTTGACGCCTTTCAGCAGGATCATGTTCGCCGAATGAAAGAAGAGTTGGGTATGACCAATACCCCTGCGTCCTTTACGCGCGGCGGCATGGGGCAGATGTCGCCTGACATGGTTCCCGCCATTATTGACTCTGCAATGAAAACTGGCGTCATGGCGCAGATCGACCTTGATCAGATGTTAGCGATGACGCCGCCGCAAGCCCGTCAAGGAATTGTGGATGTACTCCGCAGCAATAACGTTTCGTTGCAAGCTGACGCACCGTCGCTGGTAACCAGCGGAATGAACCAGCAGCAGCCAATGGCGCCTAACCCCGTAGGAAGACAGCAGTCGCAGTACGCTGTTATGCGCGGGCAAACGCCCCAAGCGTCGCTTGCTGATCTAGGCAGCGCGCCACCAGTGCAGAATACGCTGGCACAGACAAACGTAATGGGCCAACAAGCCTATGGTCGCAGTGCTTCGCCGACATCGCCGATCCCCGGATCGTCGTTGGTCGCACCGCAAGTGTTAGGTAACCAGAAAGCGGCTGAAACTGCTGGGTCGGAAAACGTTAAGGTCGGTACTGAGCCGCGTATTGTAGCGGGCACCGAACGCGCAAAACGGCTGGAAAAGTTGCGCGGTGAAATGCCAATCGCGCAGGCTGAAACGCAGACTTTGGTAAACAGTCTTACCGGACGGATTAACGCAATCGACGAGTATTTGCGTTCGGGTTCTCGCAACAGCATTATTGGTGCTGTTGAAGGCCGTATACCTAAGTTCTTTCAGTCCGAAACGCGTTCCGACGCGCAGAAACTTTACGATTACATCACGAGCAATACCGTTCTTCAAAAACTTATTGATGACAGGGGGCAAACCGAAACTGGCGGGTCCCCGCAGGGTGTTGTGTCCGACGCCGATTTAAAAGTAGCTGCACAAGCATCCACCAAGCTGACGCAAACAGGGTCAGAGCGTAAGCAGGAAATTGAAATGCAGCGTTTGCGCGACGAGTTGTACCGCACACGCGGCCAAGCAATACAAAAATACAACAATGTATACCGCGAAGTCATGAAAGAGGCGCCTGAACTTGGATTAAAAATTCGTCCTGTAGCACCAAAATATAAATCGGCTCCGCAAACACCGACAAGAGCTAAGTCCCTTCAAAATATTTTTGGCGGTTAAGGGTATTTAGATATGGCACCTGTAGCGTATAAAGAGAAAATCCGCGAAGCCCGCCGGAACGGTTATAGCGACGCGGAAATTATTAAATATTTAGCTGCCACCGATCCTAAAGTTAAGGATGCGGTAGACACCGGCTATAAACCTACTGAAATATTAAATTTTATTTCGCCGCCTAAAAAGGCAGCGCCGCGTAACCGCGGCACAGGTATTGGCGCTATAGATACTACGCTAGATGTCATTAACGAGGCGCTGATTGGCATTCCCGAAGGCGCGTACAACGCTGCGGCCATGATTACAGACCCTATATCAAGTCTGATTTTTGGTGATGACGTAGTAAAGCAGGCACAGACCCAGCGCAAGAAAGCTGTCGATACGGTAGCACGGAAGTTGACAACGCAGCCTCGCCCCGTTGCCCGCGAAATTGGGCGCATGGTAGGGCCGGTTGCAGGAGTTACGCGCGCCGCTAATCTGGCTGCCCCTATACTGCAAAAAGCGCCTGTGGTCGGTAACGCGTTGGCGCGCATTGCGGCAGCTACAGGTTCTGGCGGCGTAGGCTCAGGCCGCACCGCCGCGCAGACAGCCAAACTTACTCGTTTTCAGCGCGCAAAACAGCTAGGTGAGCGATCTATCGGCGGCGGCATCTCCGGCGCCACTACCGCAGGCTTAATGGGTGAGGATGTTTTGGAAGGCGCAGGATACGGCGCCGGGCTTCCCGTTGTGCTTAATGTACTAAAGCGCATCGGCAGCCCCGTGGTTGATTTTTTCCGCCCCGGCTACACTATGGCTAAAGGTAAAGCCGCTGAAATACTGCGCCGCGCTTTTGCGGATAACATCGACGCCGCCCGCGCGGAATTTGCAAAGTTATCACCAGACGATAAACGCATGGCTGAGCGGTTTCTTGTGGATGTCAAGATTGAGCCGCGTGCAGTGTTTGGTATTGGTAAGGCAGCGCAAGAGCAGACCGAAACCGGCGGTAACATAATGGGCCGTAAACTGGAAAGTGAAGCCGCCGCGCGTACCGCATCGCTGGTTGACATTTCCGGCGGCGCTGATGCGACCGCCCGCCGGCGGGCCATTGATTTGGGTCGCGGCGCGGTGTCGGCCACCACTACGCCACTTCGTGAAACAGCACTGCAAGCGCGCGGCCCGGTTGATGTCAACCCTATCGTGACCGCGTTGCGTTTGCAGGCGGATTCGGAAGGTATTAAAACAAGCGCAGCGCGTGGTGCGATACTAAAACTTGCCAAGAATATTGAAAACGGCGCGGATGCCAACGGCTTCATTAGCCCAGATAATCTATACACCATCCGCAAAGAAGCCGGCGACACTATTGAAAAACTGGTGTCATCTAAACAGCAACCTTCATCTGGATCAAAAAAACGCACGGCCAGTATTGTCATGGGCTTTAAAAATATTGTCGATGACGCTCTTGGCCCTGACTTTAAAAATTATCTGACGCGTCACCGCGAAGGTATGTCGGCTATGGATACGCAAGAGTTGGCGGCAGAAGCCGCTAATCTTGCAGATACAAGCTCAAATCAATTTACGCGGTTAATGCGCGGCGGGCGCGACGCAACCGTTGATGACGTTATGGGCCGCGGCACGAACCAGTACGACATTCGCAATTTGGAGATAACGGACCCCCGCCGTTATGCTGCGTTAACGAACGCGGCGAAAGATTTTGAAGCGTTAGACCGCATAGATGTTTTACGTAACGAAGGTGTAGGCGCTGCCGGCAAGGTTATACGAAACGAAACACCTAACTATATAACGCGCGGTTTTGGGTATCTGATGAATACGCCCGCAGCCCCTATCGCTGTAGCGGCTGAAGGCGCGCGCCGAGCGCAAACAGGCTACCTCATGCCGCGAGTGGAAAAAGAACTTGTTAACGCGTTCGCGTCCGCGCCGCGTATGGGAGAACTTATAGATACTTTTCCGGCGCGCCAGATAGCATCCGAAGAAGTTAGCCGCGCGCCAGCCGGTGTGCGTAATGTCATGGCTCAACAGTTTGGACCGACACCGACAATAGGGTCGGAGTATGGCTTTCCTGAATTTGAACCTGAGTCCGGTGAGCCGCTGGTAGACATTGATTTTTCGGAAGGTTATCCTGTACCGATATATGGCAGGCTGCCTAAAAATATGCAGTTCAAATCTCTTAATGCTATGAGGCGCTAACAATGGCTACTATCGACGAAACACAGGCCCAACTTAACACGCACGAACAGGTCTGCACGTTCAGGTACGAGAGCATCTGCGCGCGGCTGAAGCGTCTTGAAACCGTAGGTATGACCGCGACAGGTACGATCATTGTGCTGCTGATTGGCATACTGGTAAGCATCCTGCAAAAAGGTGTCTAAGGAGAGCGTATGCGCGTAGTCAGCTTACTGCTAGCGGCGCTGGCGCTGATGGGCTGCCAAGACCGCTACCGCTACGATTGCCAAGACCCTGCGAACTGGCAAGCCGAAATCTGCAAGAAGCCCAAGTGCATCGCTATGGGCTACTGCACCGAATGGCTAATAAATACGGGTGAAGAAAATGAAGCCGACTAACGAATGGTCGCCAGAGGAACTGCTGCGGTTCATCGTCGGCATCGTCCTGTCGCTGACGCTTACGTTTATCGTTGCGACTGTGCTATACTCGTTGGTGTTTGTATCGCAGCCAATGGAGGGGCAGTCCCCTAACGACGCTGAGTTTTTTAAGTTGATCAACCCGATAGCGACGTTCATTGTCGGCGCGTTGGCAGGACTGATGGCTGGGCAGGGCAGCGGCTCGATCAAACCCAAAAAGACAGAAGGAGAAGAAGATGAACTTCCTAAATAGTTTTGAAAGCAGACAAGACGGCGTCAACGATACCGTTGAGTTTGTCATCCGCGTTGCCATCGTCACGCTGTCTGCGGTTATCCTCGTTGTCGTGCTGGCGCTTGCCGTTGGCCTGTTTGTGTCGAACGACGTTGTGAGTAGCGCGGCTATTCTTGAGACGGTAAACCCAGCATTCCAGACCATCATTGGTGCCTTCGTCGGTCTACTTGGTGGCCTTAGCCTCAACGCCAATGCACGGGACAAAGAGCCTGAGCCAGAAACGCCGGCACCAGAGCCAGAAGTCGGTGAATTTAACAGCGTACCGTTGATCCGCCCTGTTGATTCTGCGCCGGTAGTAGAAGACGATGACGATGACATGGAGCCGTGGGAGAAGTACCGCAACGACCTACGCTACGACGCCAACGGCGACGGCGTGGTTGACGCAGATGACTTCCCTGATTGGCGGAACCCAGCGGCGTAATGGCCGGCGAACTATCAACCGTTGAGATGATCGGCCAGCTTTGGCCCATCGTCCTTGCGTTCATCACGCTTACGATCATCCTTGCTAAGATGGACGTGCGGCTGGGCGTGGCGGAAGAAAAGATCAAGACGCTCTTTGAGCTATGGAATAATCGGAAGGACGATAAATGAGCCTTGTAAACCTTCAGAAAAAGATCGGAGTGACCGCAGATGGCGCATTTGGTCCGGGTACATTTAAGGCGGCTGCGGCTTACTATAAACTATCACCTGATCGTGCTGCACATTTCTTTGCTCAGACGGCGCATGAGTCGGGCAACTTCAAAGCGTTCAGCGAGAACCTGAACTACGGCGCCAAGGGTCTGCGTGGCATTTTTGGAAAGTACTTCCCGACTGACGCACTGGCACGCGCTTACGAGCGCAAGCCTGCAAAGATTGCCAACCGCGTTTACGGCAACCGCATGGGTAATGGCGACGAAACGTCAGGCGAGGGTTTCGCTTTTCGCGGGCGAGGAGCCTTGCAACTCACTGGAAAATTTAACTATTCTGAGTTTGCTAAGTACGTAAACCGCCCTGACGTGATGACGAACCCAGACCTTGTAGCTACCGAACTGGCCTTTGAAAGTGCGCTTTGGTTCTTTGAC